CAACGCCGTTTCCGCTGACCTCTGTGACTCGTCTGTAACCTCCGTCCATTCCGCAATCCGCATTCCGCAATCCGCAATCCGCAATGCCCAAGCTCCGCTCCGATTCCTTCGCCGCCCGACTCACCGCCACCCAGCGCGATGATCTCTTCGCGCTGTTGGCCGGCGGCAAGAGCCTCGCGGAGGCGGCGCAGTGGGTCCGCGGTAAGGGCGCGAAGCCCCCCAGCCAGCAGGCGCTCTCCGCCTGGTACGCCGGCGCCCGGATCGAGCGCCGCTACGCTGCCGCGAAGGAGTCTGCCCTTGTCGCCCAGGCGAACTGCCCGGCCGACTACACCGAGGCCGCCCGTCGCGCCCTCGGCCAAGCCCGTTTCCTCGCCACGCTGGAGGACCTCAGCCCGAAGGAGGTCGCGATCCTCGATCACAACGAGCTCACCCGCGAGAAGATCGAGCTCGACCGCCAGAAGCTCGCGCAGGACCAGCGCGTCACCCGCCGCGATCTCGCCCTCGACCGTGCCCGCATCCTCCTGGAGCGCGTACGCGGAGGGGAGAAGGGCGCCGGACTCCAGAGCCAGATCGACCTCGCCCTCGCCGAGATCCAGCGCCTCAAGACCGGGGAGGACGCGCCATGACCATCGCCGGCCTCAAAAAGACCGCGAAATCGGGCCGCAAGGCGGGGAGTCGGTATCTTCACCCTACCGAGCCCGCGGAGGCCACGGCGAAGCGCGGCGAACCGGCTCTGTCGCGATCCGGCACGCCGGGCGCATCCGCCGAAACTGCCTCCGCCCCGACTTCTTTCACAACTGTGAAAGAGGATACCCATTCCGGCTCTGGTCCTAAACTTCAACTTCCCACTTCAACTGCCGCCGTGGCGCGTCGCGCGCCCGCCGGCAAAGGCCCCGCCCGTCGCTGGCGCGCCTACCAGCTCGCGGCCGACAAGGCCCTCACTCTCTACGGCATCTTCATCCTGCTCTGGCGCCGCCAGAGCGGCAAGACCGAGGTGCTCAGCACCTGGGCACTGGAGACGATGCTCCGCCGCCCCGGCGAGACCGTCATCCTCGCCAGCGCCTCGCTCAACGTGGGCGGCGAGGTCGCGCTCCGCGCCGCCGGTGTGTTCTGGCAGGTGCTCGCCCGCCTGCGCGAGCGCTTCGCCGCGCTCCAGGCCTCCGCCGTATCCGCCGGCGAGGAGCCGCGACTCCTCTCCGACTTCGAAGCACTCAAAGACGCCTTCGTCTCCGGCAAGCTGGAGGTTTCCTTCACGCACCCGGATGGCCGCGTGTCGCGCCTGAAGGTGCTCGCGCCGAACCCGGCCACCGCCCGCGGTTTCTCCGGCACCGTCTTCCTCGACGAGATCGGCTTCATCCGCGATTTCCGCGCGCTCTGGGATGCCGTCGAGCCCATCACCTCCTCGGATCCCACCTTCCGCCTCATCATGTGCACGACCCCGGCGGCCGATGCGGGGCACTACTGCCACGAGATGATCGTGCCGCCCGCCGGCATGGACTTCGAGGCCATCGAGCCCGAGGGCGTGTGGTACCGCTCCGAGGCCGGGATCATGGTGCACCGGGTCGACGCCTGGGATGCCGATGCCTCCGGCGCCCAGCTCTACCACCCCGAGACCCGCGCCGTGCTCACGCCCGACGAGCACCGCGCCCTCGCCCTCGACAAGGAAGCGTGGGACCGCAACTACGGCCTGCGCCTCGCCAGCACCGGCACCGCCGCCTGCGCGCTCAACGCCCTCAACACCGCGCAATCCCGCCCCGAGGCCAAGCGCTGCCACTTCATCGAGGGCGAGCTGCCCGCCGGCTGGCGCGAGCTCCTCGGCGAGATCTCGGGCCCGGTCGGCGTGGGCTTCGACGTGGCCACCACCGAGAAGAACTCCTCCAACCCGAGCTCGATCACGCTCAACGAGCCCGTGGGCTCGCTCGATCTCGCCCGCCTCATCTTCCGTTGGAAGACCGAGGATCCGAAAGTCTCCCGCGCCTACCTACGCGAGATCCTCTCCGCCGTGAAGCCGGCCCGCCTCTGTATCGACGGCTCCAACGAGCGCTTCTTCGCCAAGCAGGTCGCCGACGAGTTCGCCGTCTTCTGCCCGGTCGAAATCATCGTCTCCGGCGAGAAGATCCGCGACGGCATGGAGGAGATGGACACCAAGACCTACCTTGGAAACCAGCTCGTGAATGCGCTCGACGACGGCCGCATCGCGCTTCCCGCCGATCGCGCCGTGCGCACCGACTTCCGCCTGGTGCGCAAGGTCGCCGGCCGGTTCGACGCCGAGGTCGATGGCTCCGGCAACCACGCCGACACCTTCGACTCCACCAAGCTCGCACGCCACGCCTCCCGCGGCCGCTTCGGCAGTGGCGTCTTCGCCCGCAACATTTCCTGAGCCCCGCGATGAAACTCGTTCCCCAGTCCGTCCGCTCGTTCGCCCTCCGTCAGTTCGGCACGCTCGTCGCCAAATCCATGAGCGGGACGGCGTTTGCTCGTGGCGACGATATCGACGGCGTCTCCGCCGCGACCAAGCTCGTGGCGCCCTACGCGCAGAGCACCTGGGTGATGCGAGCGATCGCGCTGAAAACCGGCGAGCTCGCGAACGCTCCGCTGAAGTTCTACCGCGGTGAGGAGGAGTACCACGAGGCCGCCTTCGATGCGTTTTGGGCCGCTCCATTCCTCGCTCGTGGCGGGCGCCGCATGGGTCTCTCCGAGGGTGAGGGCTGGCTCTCCACCTGGCTCGATCTCGAGGGCGAGCCGTTCCTGCTTCTCGACGATCTCTGGCTCACGAGCGTGGGCCGCGTGCGCACGCCATCGCCGCTCATCATCGCCCCGCCGCGCTGCATGCGCCACGTGGTGCAGGGCGGCGAGCTGATCGGCTGGGTCTATACCGATGCCGGCGGCCGGCAGCACACGCTTGTGCCCGAGCAGGTGATCCACCGCCCGCTGCCGAATCCGTACGACGATTTTCGCGGGCTGGCTCCGCTCACCCCGATGCTTAACGCCGTCGAGGCCGATGTCGCCGCCGGCCTCTACGTGCGAAATCTCATGCGCAACAACGGCGACCAGGGTGTGTACGTGGTCGCCAAGGATGGCGCTCAGCTCACCCAGGCGCAGCAGGACCAGATCGCCGAGGTCCTCCGCGCCAAACGCGCGGCCCGCATGCGCGGCCAGTTCATTCCCACCTTCCTCGGCGGCCAGATCGAGATCACCGATCCGAAGGCGCAGGCGCCCGACGCCAACCTCAACGCCACGCGCCTCGCCTCCCGCCATGAGATCTTCATCGGCCTGGGCGTGCCGGCATCCATGGCCGACGTGCAGGCCAGCTACTCGGTGGGCTCCGCCTCCGATCGTTACCAGCTCATCACCGGCACCTGCCAGCCGCTCGGCCGCCTGCTCGCCGGCATGCTCTCGCCGCTCGCCAGCCGCGTGGCCGGCGTCGCGATCGAGGCTGAGCACGACTGGGATGATCACCAGGTGATGCAGGAGGTCCGCCGTTCGCGGGCCGATGTGGGCCTGAAGTTCTGGGGCGCCGGCATGCCTATGCAGCAGGTGAGCGAATACCTCGACCTCGGCCTGCCCGAGTTTCCCGGATGGGATCGCGGCTACCTGCCGTTCTCCGTCACCGAAGTCGGCGCGCCCGAGGCCAAGCCCGCCACTGATCCGGCCAACTCCGAAGTGCCGCCTGCCGATACCGCGGCCAAGGCGCTGCCCGAAGATCCTGCCGTCGTCACGCTCCGCTGCCTCATCCTCACCCGAAGCCGCCGCGGCACCGCCGCGAAGCCCGCGCCGTGCGCATGCGGCGCTCACGCCTCTGGCCTCTCGCCTCTCGCCCGCGAGGCGTCGCCTCGCGATCCCGCCGAGATCGCCCTCTGGACGCAGCTCATCCAGGTGCGCAAGCAGGCCGAGAAGCAGTACAAGTCGCGCCTCTCCCGCGAGCTCTTCGCCGCCCGCGCCGAAGTGCTCCGCCGCATCGCAGCTTCGTACCAACCGGAACGAAGCGAGGCGGCGCCAGCTGCGGACCAACCGGACCGCAGCGAGTCGGGGTCCGCTGCGCAGCTTCGTACCGACCGGAACGAAGCGAAAAGCAGCGGCTCCGCTCCCGTCTGCAAGTCCGCTGCCACGGATCTACTCTTCGACCTCGGCAAATTCACCGACGCCCTGGTCGCCAGTTTCCGCAAGCAGAGCGCGCTCTCACTCCAGGCCAGCGGCGAGCACCTCTACGAAGAGCTCGGCCGCGACGATCCCTTCACATTCCCTCCGGCCGATGTGCTCGAGTACGTGCGCAGCCGCGAGAGTAAGATCTCCGGCGCTTCCGAGCAGATCCACGCTCGCATCAAGGAAACCCTCGAAGAGGGCATCACCGCTGGCGATACCATGGCCGAGCTCGCTGCCCGCGTGAAGGAGGAGTTCAACGGCATTTCCGACGGCCGCGCGATCACCATCGCGCAGACCGAGGCCGGCTCCGCCTACGCTCGCGGCCGCGCCGTGGCCATGGAGACCGCCGGCATCGAGTGGAAACAGTGGCTCACCTCGGGAAACCCCAGCGTGCGCCCATCCCACGCCGAGGCCAACGGCCAGCTCCGCAAGCTCACCGAGCCCTTCCTGGTGGGCGGCGAGGAGCTCGATCACCCCGGCGCCGAGACCGGCAGCCCCGAAAACGTGATCAACTGCCACTGCGTCTCGATCCCCGTCGAGGGCCCCGACGAGAAGTTCCGCGCCGCCGCCGTCGCCCGCATCCTCTCCAACCTCGCCCGCCGCAACGCCTAAACCTCTCCGCCATGATCAAGCTCTTCCGCTCGCTCCCTGTCACGCCCCGCATCCTTAACGAGGAGCAGGGCACCGTCGAGTTCACCGCCTCCGACGAGACGCTCGACTGCTACGGCGAGATCATCCGCGCCGCCGGCTGGCGCTTCACGCATTTCGCGAAGAACGCGCCCTTCGTCGACTCACACGACTACAGTACCATCACCAAGCTCCTCGGCCAGGTGACCGGCTTCCGCGTCGAGGGCGGCGCCCTCATCGAGACCGTGCGCTATAGC